AGAATTTGGCTTATCTGTCGCTGGCGCCTGCAGTTGATAAGTACCTTCTGGATCGCTCGTATTCGACCAATCCTGCATATTGTTTAAGAAGTTTGGATTGGCAATCAGATTTCTAGGCTTGTTAGTACCTGCGTAAATCTTGCCATCACCTTCAGTGTCTGAGTTTGGCTTGTAAGTTTCAGATATTTCTTTATAGAAAGGTGTGAGAAAGTCAAAGGTAACCTGCTCAAGCAGTACTTGATTTGTGTTGATATCTGACTTAGTAATCTCATTAAGGATGCAGTCTCTAAACAGTTCAGTTCCTTCTGTGATATAGACAAGTCTGTATGGTGGATAATTCAAAAACTCAACGAATTTTCGATATTCAACCATTTCAGATTTGTCGTCACCAAGACCAAAGTAGAGATTTAGTTTTAAGCTAGAGGCTTTCATATCAACCCCGCTGCTTTTAAAACTAGCCCCAGCATTAAAAATATTATTTTCAATAGATGCACCAAAACCTTCAGGACTGACCGAAAAAACAGAATCTAAATCATCTAAATCCACTAAGTCATTTTTAGCATTGTATATTTTAAGATTTGTTCCAAAAATCATCTATACTCTTGACCTCCTTGTCATTTCTTTTTCGAAATAATCTAAGACACTTTTGCCATTTAAAATGACATCCATGTCCTTTTCATATATCAATTGAAGTAATTGGATCACCTTGCTTGTGCCAGGATCTAACACTGAACTTGAAGTTTCAACCCTTGAAACACTTGTTGGTTTAAACGTTGCATTATAACCAATAAAAGGCAAAGGCTGTTGGTTATTTAAACCCTCCGCAAAATGTGGGAGGCCACGCTTAATTTTCTCAGTGTCAGATGCCTTGTCAATTCTGGTATTTTTAGGCAAAGGTAGCATGACATCACGACCTTTTGGAATGAATGAGAATCCATTAGGAAGAGTTATCAATTCTTCGTACAATGCACCTTTTTGGTCATTTACAATTGCCCACTGGTCTTGTGGTAAGCCTGGTGTACCCTTAGCGTTAAACAGCCCAGCAATTTGTTCACCGCCACCAACACGTTCTATGCCAATTGAAATTCCTCGGTATTTTGGTAACTTATCAAGGTCTACAAGCACACCGTTTATCACCGCACTAGCTTGATTGTCTGCGCTCAGAATTACAGGATTCGCTTTAGTTTGGTTGAATGAATTAATATTGCCTTTGGCAAAAGCTACAGGTTGACCAGTAGCATCTACGCCGTTAAACAATTTCATTAGAGCTGGGTATTTGTTAAACTCTTCGATACTACCTTTACCAGTTAGCACTTTATTAATCAAGTCTTGATTGCTAGCGATAAATTGTTTTTCGTCTGGTTGCAGCTGTTTATAATTATCAAAAGCATGTTGGGAGCCAATAATCACATTGAGCAAGTCAGTGTTATCGCCTAAAAATTCTTGTTCAGCAGGCGGAAATTCGTTGTATCTGCGCAATGCTTCGTCAGAACTTAAAACTGTATTTAATAGTTTTTCGTTTTTGGCCAAAAACTCTTTATCAGCTGCAGGTAATAGATTCCAACGATTGAGGTTTTCCTCAGATTCTAAAACCTTAACCAACAAATCCTGATTATTAGCAAGAAGTTCTTGTTCTGCAGGCGGAAAATCTTTGTATCGTTGAAGTGCTTGCTCAGAGCTAAGAACCACTTTCAAGACTTTATCATTCTTGGCCAAGAATTCCTTATCTGCTGGTTGCAAACTATTCCACCGATTAACACCATTTTCAGCTTCCATAATCGCTTGTATAGCTTTAGAGTTATTGACGCCAAGTTCTTTTTCTAGTATTTTATACTGATTCCATTTTTTAGCATCCGATAGCGAATCTAAAAATGCAACTCTAGACTCATCCCCATCGACTAAAAGTTTTTTTTCGTCAATCGATAAAGTCTTCCACTTACTCGTTTCAAGAAGAGATTGAACTAATTCCTCTTTCCCTTCCACGGTCAATTTACCAGTTTTTGGGTCTAAATCGATACTATCCCAGTCACGTCCCATAGTTTTGAGGATTTTACCAAGGTTTTCGGCGTCCTTTGTGGAATTTTTACCGCTATCTTTTAAGAGCTTTTCAACCTCTTTAACAGACCAACCGTAACGTTTCCACGTATCAGACATATCTCCGACCGCAAATCCTTGCGCTTTGTTGATTTTAGCTAGACCCAAAATCATAGATTCAGTGTTTTTATGATTTAACTTATCTAGCTTGTCAACTTGTTTTTCATAGCTGACAGTCCCCTCGGTATAATTAGCTTTGAGCGCTTCTTTTTGCTGGTCATACCAAGTTTTTTCTTTTTTCAGGCCAGCTACTACATTTCTTTCTCTATCAGACAGTTGCTTCTCTGACAGATTTGACAAATCTTTCTGATATGCCGCTTCAATTGCCACACGCTTATCTTTAGTGAACCCAGCTGCTTTAAGCTGGTCATCGGATAAACTGCGATAATTTTCTGCAATGTAGTTCCGTTCTTCAGTGGATAAATCACGATTATTTTGGCTCGCATCCGTCATAATTTTGTTAATATTATTAACGGTCTCTTTAGCACTATCAAGCGTTTTTTTGTCTAATTTAGCTTTATAGGCCGCATAATCCTCAGCATCCTTTTTCATTTCTGGATCTGTGAGTTTAGCAGCTGCTTTTTCTCGACGTTCTTTTTCCTTAGTGATTGCTTTTTCAATTGAATCAACAATATCATTATTGGATTTTACAACGTCTTTAGCAGAACTTTTGACCCCATCAGAATAAGCAGCTACATCAGCTTTGGCTTTGTTACCGAGTTCGTAAGACTTAGTGATTACCTTGTCTTGCTCTTTGGTAACTTCCGTACCCCATTTAGCACCAGCCAACTGATGCGCCTCATAAGCCTTATTAATTGCCCATATACCACCAGCGACAATAGCAGTTGCACCAACTGCAAGAGCTGCAGGACCAGCAAGAGCAACAAGAGATGCACCCAATCCGCCTACTCCAGCAGCACCACCTGCAGCAGCTGCACTTGATTCAAACAGTCCAAGAGCACCAGCGCCAAGTTTCAAAGCACCACCAATGGTTGAGATTGCTTTGGTAACTTTGCCAATACCAACAACTGTAGGACCTGCAATCGCAACAAAACCGCCTATTTTTAAAATGCGGTCGATATCATCAGCACTTAGATTACTCAGAGTGTCTGAGAATGATTTGACGGACTTTTGAAGCTGTGGCATATACTTTTCAGCCATAGCAAGTAAAGCTTCACCAAGAGGTAACAGGGCTGTCTGTGCTTCACGGAAGGTGGATTTAGCACGAGCACCGAACGTTTCGTTCTGTTGCTGTTTGACTTTCTCCATTGATCCAGCGACATTGTCATAAGTTCCGTTGACATCATTCAAGGATTCAATAATCTTCATGGCATTATCTTCACCGAGCGCAGACCATACAGTACTTGCAAGAGCCAATTTATCCTGTTGGTTAGTTGTACTCTCTAAGTCTCCAATGACGGATTTAAAGACATCCTGTGATGTCTTACCACCTTTTTTGAACTCTGAAAAAACGTCTCGTGTGCCTTGAGAAAAACTGTTTAGGTTTTTTTCAATTCTTCCATCATTCAAAGAAATGCTAAATTCTTTCACAAAGTCATTGACTTTGTCTAGGTTGTAAGCACCTGACTTTAGACCATTATCAAGTACTGCGAACATGTCCTTAGCATCAAACCCAGCCTGTGACCACAACTGTCCGTATTCGGCTAGATTATCACCTAGTTCATTAGTCTTATCAAGACCAGTCTGAACCCCTTTTACATACAGATCCATGGCCTCATCGGCAGACAGACCGAAGTTTGTCATCAATGAATTTACACCACGTAGCGACTCGCCCATATCTTGACCGAGTGTATCGCGCAAGACAATTGCGTTTTCGGTTACTTTTTTAATCTGGTCATCAGGTATGTTGCTAAGTTGCCTTTTAACCTGAATAATTGATTCTGCTACATCATCAATGCTTTCGCCGAAACCATCGGAATAGATATCCTGAATGGCTTGTTTAGTGACAGCACTCTGCTGTTCTGTTAATCCAAGCGAGCTGACAACTCGTGCATTAGCTGATTCAAAATCTGATGCCATTTTACCAACAGCAGTGCCTAGACCAATCACTGGTACTGTCACGCCGACGGTTAAAGCATTACCAAGCGATTTAGTCTTATCCCCTAGATTACCTACTTTTTCCCACGCAGCCTGATTTTGTTCGAGTTTTTTATTCACTCTGTCAAATGCCTGGTCAGCGTTAGATCCGTAAGCTGTCATCTCCTGCTTAGCCATCTTAAGAGACGTGCTCATCTTAACGCCCAGTGTATCCCTTAGCTCCATCGCTCGCTTAGTAGCTGTTTCAAGCTCTTTTGAGTCAATATCCCCCATGGCGCGTTTAGTCTGCATCAGGGACTTAACGACATCATTTGTAGACTTACCAAATCCATCTTTATAGATATTTTCAGCAGATTTAGTTAATTCTTTAGCATCTTTTTCGGTTGTTTTAAGGCTTTTTTGAATTTTAACAGCAGCATTATCCCAAGAAGATACCATGCTTTTAGAGGCATTTTGAAACTCTTTTTCAACTTCGTTAGCTGTAGCTTTTCCTTCTTTTTTGACAATTTCCATGCCAGTTTTGAAGCCTTTAGCGTCTGCGACAACTGGCGCTTTAAGTGTCGCTAATTCAATAAATCCAGCCATTAAACATCACCTCCATATCTTTGATACTTTTCAATTGCTTTTTCATCTGCTGTCGTTTGACGTATGCGCCAACAAGTCTCGAGGAACTTACGTCCTTCTTCGCTCCTGGCTATATTAGCCACCCACGCATCACGTAGATAAAGCTTGTATTGGCTATATGGCAGGTCTTGGACTTTATCCAAAGGTACACCAGAATAGTCCGCAACAGCCTTGTACTCACTCGTGTTACTTGTTAGTTCCTGTTCCCACTGCTCTTTTTGGAAATACTTATCCATCAAAGCATTCAAGACATTAACGTCTTGCGGAACAGGAATCATGAGTTTGGGTGTTCATCGACCTCGTTGATTACACCAATTGCCGCACTAAGAATTGCTGTTAATTGAACTGAGTTAAGATTTTCAATATCAGAAATGGCGAAAACTCGCCCTTCTTTGTTTGTATTTATGAACTCTAAAGTCAGATCATAAATACGTTCAAATTCATTTTCAGCACGATTCACTTTGTTAACAAAACGTGTCGATGGCATCGGAATATGTAATTCTGTCCCATCAATCCAAATAAAGTCAATTGTTTTCTCGATAAGTTCTTGTAAATTGATTACCATTTTTTCTCCTATTCAAAAAAACAAGGGCATAAAAGCCCTTGCATAGATTAATTATTAAGCACCTGCTGGATCAAGCTCCATCTCAATTTCAGCCATAAAGTTCTTGATAAACTCGATAGCTGCAAGTTCAGCGTCAATGACTGTTTCTTTCCCGCCTTGGAAGGACATTGTGAATCCATTTGTCGCATTGGCAATCATTGTCAAACGGATTTTAGCTCCATTATCTTTTACGTGAACGAAGCGAACCAAGACGTTTTTAAGTGGGTTATTTGCACCAAATGTGATAGTTGATACTTTCTTAACTAAATCTTCGGCAATTGTAGCATTTGTAAGTAGACCAATTTTATCAGGATCAAATGTCAAGATGCCGGATTTAAATGTACATTCAGTTTTTGTGATTTTACGTTTGACCACTTTGCCATAAGAGTTTTCAACATCATACACCGTTGGTTTATAAGTAAATTCTGCACCGCCCGATGTGTGACCAACATTGTTGGCATCAGTTTCAATTGTTGTATGGTCTGGAATAGTAGTGCCTGTAAATTCCGTTAAGTACAATTCACCTGCTCCGAGGATAACATCATTTGGTGATAGAGTTGTTTCTGCCATTTTAATTTCTCTCCTTTGTTTTTAAAACGAAAAACGCGGTTAATTCCCACGTTTGATATGCGTCGTTGAACATCGCACCGCCACCAGATACCGCTCCTGTAAAGGCAATATCTGGTAAGACAATTGCTTTGTTCTCTTTTTCTGTACTGAAAAGTTCAATCATTTTCCTCTTGTAACTCTCAGCTGTGTCATAGTCAGAGTGGATACATCTGATTTCAAGAGTATCTTGACCCACATAGCCACCTGCTGAAGTACTTATAAAGTAAATAATTGATATATCATCAGTGTTAGTTGTGAATGACGGATAGACTTTATCTGTCAACTCTGGATAATTTTGCTCAATCCATTGCTTAATTTGATAACCTTGTAACATCATTCACCTCCTAGCCACTTGGCAATATTGCCTTGTTCCTGCTCAATCGTATCTTTTAAATACGGATTTGGCTTAGAACCTTTAGTGAAAACTTTCTTTCCAGTCCTTGGATCTTCATATACCCAAGGAGTCTTGCGGCCGTTGCCATCAATAGCATAAATACCAGTACCTTGATGATGATATAAAGCATAATCTAGCGTATTACCAACCGCCCCATGGACTTCATCGCCAACTATCTTAGCGCCTAATGATTTAGTATCAGCACGCAATGCCCCAGTGTCAACACCGACTTTATTACCAGCTTTTTGAGCTAGATAGTCAAGCGTGCCTTCCATGTTGAGCAGAAGCAGTTCTTGCATTTGCTTAACCGAGTCATCACAAGACTTTTCAAAAGCTGCAGTATCAGCCATTGGCAAGTACCTCTAAGAATAACTGAGCTAACCGACCTTCATTGTTCACGCCTTTGACCAGATATTTCACACCCTCTCGCTCAAGACGATATTTGCCCGATATTAGCGTTTTCTTATTGGTTAGACCTAAATAGTCGTACTGCTTGACGCGAGACCCGGAACTGCCAAATGTGAGCTGATTTTGAGCACTCTGGTCATATAGACTGACAACTACCTGGTTATCTTGTTTAACCCAGCTATCTTTAAGAGACCCTGATGGGCCTCTCACTGGCGTGCTTTTGTAGAGGTCAAATAACTGTCTCTTCCGAATCGAGTTCATCTATCCATACTCCTAACCGCCTATTGGCATTTAAAATTGACGCCACTCGTGGTGGCATTGTGTCAAGATAGCTTGTAGAAACACCCGAATAGCTTTCTGATGCCAAGCCTTCCACTCCCAATTGGTTAACAGCAATCACAGACAGACTAATAACTGCAGATTCTAACTGTACATTAAGCGTTTCTTGATTAGTATCAGCTAACACATCAAGCGTCACATCATCTATGATCCCCTGCAGTTTTGCATCAGATAACTCAACTTCATCATCTTCAAGTCTAGCTTTAAGACGTTCTAATAAAGTAGATTCTGTCATAGGTTCACCTACTTTTTAGCTTTTTTAGGCTTTTTTACTTCTTCATGGATCTCAACTTCTTCGTTTGGCAAATTTTCACCATCTGATTCGATCAAAGATACGCCCTTCAAAGATTCATGTCGCCCCTTGCTTTCTGAAGAAAGCAGGTCTTTAATTCGATCTTCATCAGTTCCTTCGTATACATCTCCAACACGATAAACACGATTATCATCTTTCAAGTCAGTAAATGCCTGAATTACTTTATATCCCATTAGTATTACCTCCTAAATTAAGCGCCAACAACTTCATATGATACGTAAATCGCTGGACGTGCTTTTTGCAATACGATTAAATCGTAGTAGTCAGTACCTTTGATTGTGTCACGGTTACCGTCACGGTCAGTTGATGCAGGAATAAGAGTAACATCGTTGTACTTCTCAATTGGTGCAGCAACATGAAGTGGCACAAGAATAAAGTTAATTTTCTTGGTCGGATCAACTTGCAAACGATTTTTAGCAACTTTGATAATTGGCACATCACCGTCTAGCTGTGCCACTTTACGATTGATACCATTAATTTGAGCTTCGTTGACTGTGAATGACTTAGAAACTTTATCATTGTTTTTCAGTGCGTTGTAGTAGTCAGATGATGCAAACATGACAAATGGGCCAACAACTTCAGTATCTGTCATGTAAGTTTCTGCAGCATCATAAACAGCCAATGAGTTAGTAGTTGTTACTGTTTCAACAACTGTTTTACCGACATACTTACCTGCTGTGTCGTCAGATTCCTTAGGTTTAAATGCTGCTGTAAGTAAACGTTCAATCGCTGTGCGGTCTTTTTCAGGAGTAGCTACAAGACGTGCATGTTCTTCAATGATTGCAGCAACATTATATGAGCCGTTTTCTGATTGATCCAACACGTCAAGATCATAGGCCATCCAACGTTCTTTTTCGAGTTTGACGGTTTCTTTTGAAACATCAATCTTAGCACGTGCATTATTCGCATTGCGCTGATAATCAATGGCTGTGAAGCCTTTCATTTTGTTTACACGAACCTCTTTAGCGCCTGTAAAGTCGGCATCAGTGATATCACTTGCGCCACCTTTGAGGACTTCCCATACTTGAGATTCTGCTGCAAATTCTTGGTCGACCTTCGCAAGGTCTTTACTATCTAAAATAACTGGCATTTTCTATTCTCCTTTTGCTTTCACTTTTTCATAGGCATTCTGGATATTATTACGCCATCCATCAACCTTACCGTCGCCTACCACTTTTGGTTTAGCAGGCGTTTTGTCCTTCATGATTTCAGCAACAATCGATTCCCTGAAAGATTGCAGCATGCCTTTAAACTCGTTGAATTTATCCTGAGATACATCCTCTTTCGTATCAGCGATAAATTTGGCAAATGTTTCAGGTAACTTTTCATCACTCAACATCTTACGAGACTTATCAACTGCGTCACGTTGAGCGACATCATGCTCAAGCTTTTCAAGTTTAGCGATACGTTCCTGCTCTTTCTCAGCTACTGAGAGCTTGGCCACACGATCTTTTTCTTCTTGGTCAGCTTGCCATTTTGCAAAACGTGCGTTAATGATACCATCAACATCAGCATCAGAATATTTTTTATCTGATGCTGGTTCTGCAGCTGGAGTAGCGTCAGTAGAGTTTTTTGGGTCAACTGGCGGTACATCAGGTTCAGCTGGCGGGTCTTGTGGTGCTGGATCAGCAGGATGTGCGAACATCTGCAAATTCATTGGCAATAATTGTTGTTGTTTCATTTTCGTTTCCTCCCATGGCTTTTAGCGTGTATCAATGCTTGCACGTTCCCATAAAGTTTACTGTCATTCATGCCTGGACTAATTCATTAATTTCTGGCGATGCTTGCGTTTGCCCACATTACAGATTCTTCAAGTTTTGTAATTGCAAGAGATTTTTCTCTATTATTCGGGCACAATTCATCAATAAGATAAGCTAGCTCTTTAGCTTTTTCTCGCAGCACAGTATACTTATCGATTTGTCCATCTTTAGGTGCATGATAGGCGAAAGATTTTTCAATTTGTTGATTTGGCATTTTCCCTCCTTAGGGCATAAGAAAAACGACTGTCGTTGACAACCGTCTATTTTTTAGAGTTTATAGATTCCCTCAATTTCATTATTTCTTCACCACGTTTATCAAGTGCTGCAATGTCAATCACAGGAACCATTGTACAACGGCAATTAGGGTGTGCTGGAATATCTGGTAAGCTGTCAATGTCATACTCTTTACCATTACGCTTACGACATATTTTACTTGTCTTGCTATCCATTGTAGCAACCCAGCGCAACTTCTTATAGCCTTTAGCACGATATGACTCGATTTGACCTTGATTTAAAGCATGCATGTATTCAGTCCGGACAAGTCGTTGAGTTTGCCCCAGTCCAACATCAATACGATTATCAATGACATTTGCTACTTCATATATTGATTTACCTTGAATAATACCATTGGTCAGTTCTGACTTTAAAGCATTAATTAACTGGGCTTTATTCTTCCAGATTCTATCCGAGAAATTAGCCTCATGCCAGGGACGATTAATTAATTCATCAATTGCACCTTTATTCAACACATTAGTGTTTAGTACATCATGTGCTGCTTGACTACCAATAAGCGTTGCGTGTTGTAGTGATTGCTTGGTGTAATCAACCTCTTTAGTTCCAAGCTGTAAGATTGAATCATTGATTTGCTTTTCAATCTTTTGCAGGTTGTTATACCGATAAAAGTCGGATATTAAAGGCTTTTCAGTATTAACTTTTTGATAGGCATCAAATATTTCAGCTTTGATATCCTTTGAAGCCTGCTCGTAGACTGACAGCCATTGTCTTGTTGCCTGCTCATTCTCGTTGTAGGCTTTGTGTAGCGGATTCTGTAGCCTTCGTTGCCAATAGGTTAACTGTTTATTGGACATTTTCCATCACATCCCCCACAACGCCTATAACTTTTTTGGCCTGCTCATCATCAATTCCCAGAGAACCTGTCAAGATTGACATCCCTTGGCTTGTAGATATCTCTCCCGATTTCACAGAAGCAATAACACTCATCATACTTTGAATTTGGATACCGTTAAGCATATTTTTAGATTCTGCAACTGGTTGTTCTCCTTCTTCAGTGTCTAGATTTTCTGGTGCTGGTACGAAGCCATTATTGGCAGCATCTTCTTGTTCCTGTGCTATTGTCTCTAACTCAGTTTTGACATCAGGTACGATATCATCACCAAGTTGCGTAAGCTGAGTAGATTTTGAGGTGATGCCATTCAACATCTGAACGAACTGAGCGATCTCTTGTGAGTTCTGAGGTAAGTTTGCCTTGAACGTGATCCCGATTGTCAGTGGGTCAAATACTTTAGATTTAGTTGACAGAAATCCACTAATCATCTGTAGTCGTTTAAACAAGGCTTTTTTCATCCACTTGACTTTTTCAAGACGTATCTGCTCAAGCCCTAACAGTTTGTAACGAATGGCCACACCAGATGCATTGTTAGCAAAGTTCTGGTCACTCATATCTGGTACGAAAGACAGCTTATGAATATCTGAGTCTAAGCGATTCTTGATATTCTCAGCGTATGAGTCGTTGATATTCTTGACTAACCAAGTAACGTCTCCGCCTTCGTTGACCTTAAATCCGCCGTTTTCTTTTGCTTCACGTATCTGCGCTGGTGTGGTTGCGTTGAGATTTCTAAACACCATCATAGCATCAGTGTTGTCGGTCAAGTCATTCACGCTGTTAGACACGGAAAGGTTATAAGCATCATTCATTGAGACGATTGGCTCAAAGTCTCCCTGCTCCCACCGATTATTCTTAAACTGAATAACCGGACAAGCACCAATCTTGTGAGGTTCATCATATTCTTCAATGAATGATGAGACATTTATTTCTGATTTGATAGTGTTAAAAGAGCTCTTGGTTCGTGTGTATGAATAAACTCGTCTAGATGTATCGTCATAGACTGTCATAGTGACTTTAATCTTGTTGCCTTTCAAATCATCTTCGTCAAAGACAATTGCATCTGTCACACTTTCACGTATCTTACCATCATTTATGACCATGATATTCATTGGATCAACAGCTTCAAAGCAATATTTACCTTGTTCATCAAGCCATTGAAGCTCATAAGACTCACCATAAATTGACATGAATAGCAAGTGATCGCTATTGACAGATGGCTCTGAGTTAAAAGAGAAGATGTCAGACAAATCTTGAACATCTTCCATCTTAGTATAATTCACGTTACCAGTGTAACCAGTAACAATCGTACTGATATAGCGAGGGAAGTTGTGGACGATCTTCGCGTCTTTCTTTCCTTTGCGGTTAGCTTTCCGCAAGATATCATGGTTACCTTTGTAGGCATTCAGTAATTGCTTTAATCTTAAACGTCTGTTCATGACGTGGCTTTCATATAATTTTCGTGCTTCATCAAATGTTAGCATGTTACTCCTTATCTAAATCCAAATTCTGATATATCGAATGACTGTAATTTATTAGCGTTTGATATCGCTCTGATTGCAGTAGCTAAACTATCAGGCGCATCATCATGTTCTGCATTCTCTGTGTAATCTAATATCTCATTAACGTAATCTGCATCAGTACCTTTAACGAAAATTATCCTAGACCAATTCGATCTAAGATAATTAGATATTTTGATAAACTTATTTTCTCTTTCGTGGTATGTTTGAGTTGGTATTCTCAGCCCTTCAACTTTCTTAGCAACATAACCTTTATCCGCATTAAGTTCAAGGTGCATTGTTCCAGCTTTATAGTTAGCGTGATACTTGCTTACTTCGCTAAGACAGTCATCTACGTGTTTGCCTTGCCATAATTTACCGAATACAAATAGCTTATCATCACGTTCTTTTATAATCGTGTACGCTGTACCATCAGAGCCACCAAAGGCTGCATCAAGTTGACCAATGCCATCGTATATATGATCAGTTAGTTTACCATCGTCAATTGTCGGATTGGTAAACATGGCATCAGCATCAGCGATATGTTTCAACTCATAGTTAGCTGCAAACAAAGATGGTGTCATTACATCTCTAAGTTTCTGCAATTGATTATCAGTAATCAAGCCTGTTTGGTGACAGTCAAAACGTTGGATATTAGGCATCTTTGAGATTGCATCATCCTTGTGCCAAGGTGTGCCAGTGTTAATGAATCGACCACCACGATTTTTCACGTTTTGAAGTTCCTGATATTGCAGCTTAGTCCGCTCACGTTCAGCTTTTGACACACGATCCTTGATGTTAACAATATCATCAGTGATCACGATATCAGCATGCTTACCAGTTAGCGATGCATAAATACCCATTCCAAGCAATTGAGATGTACCACGAGATGATGACTTTAGATTAGTGTCTAATTCTGTTGTAGTATCTTTTAAAAACTTCAACTCAACACCATATAACACTTTAGTAAGTATTTGAAAATGGTCTGATTTCAATATCTTAGAAACCTGAACAATAATTTCTACAACGTCCGTGTCGGTTTTCCGCAAGAATATAACATTCTTATTTGGGAATAATACCATAAGTAACGCAATTGCTACTGCTAGTGTAGTAGTCTTGTATGATCCACGATGAGCAAGTAATGTTTGATCATCTCTTGCAAACAAAAAGGACTTGAGCCACTCATTGTGAATGTCTACTAAGTCCTTGAAGCCTACTAGATTACCAAATTTTATAGGGTAAGTTTTAGTTAAATTGAGATACTGCTTCTTCTTTTCGTTCATGATGTATCACCATCCGAGAAGTATTGCTCAATCTCTTTTGCTGACTCAGAAATGTCAAGAGAACCGTTGATAGTCGTTTCAGTCTTTTCAACTAACAAGCCTGACATTTGTAGTAAAATCTTGCGGTCCTGAAATCCTTTCTCGGTTAAGGCAAAGGTGTAGGAGGCGTTGAGAACATCTGATACTTTACCTTTGATTAATTCCATCGTTGTTTCGTTTACCAACTTCACAAAATCGGGCTTTTTCATGGCTTGATAATACTTGAATCTGCTAATATTAGCTAGATTACACAAGTCCTGAACTGATTTACCTGTATTCTCGGGACTTACCAAGACTTCAAGCAACTTTTTTTCAGCTGGCGTTGGTCTGTATATGTTATCATTTGTCTGATTTTTTGGCATTCTCATCACCTCCTTCCCACACAAAAAAGCAACCAGTGGTTGAGCACTAATTGCTTCTTCTTTTGAATTCCATGATACTAATATACCACACTAAATGGGGACAAAACTACCCATTTTTTTGTCCCCCTGAAAAAAGTTTTTAAAACGCTATTCCTCGCTGTATTGCAAAACTTTCTAAGATATTATATCTAACAGCATATATCTGTCTGACACCAACATGCAAATAGATTGTACCAATCGTTGTCCAGTCAAGGTAATTATTCATACCCCAGAAACACTCATGGATAATCTTCTGAAGGTCTGGAGAAAGTCCACTCACAGTACGCTCAATGTCTTTGGCCAACTGATCATAATACTGATAAGCCTTATTGCCTTCTTTTTTCATCAATTCGTCAAGTGGTGGCTCTGACTTCTTACGACTGCCTTGAATCCACCAATTGACATCTGTATCACGATTTAACTCCGCCGTGACTAATGCCTCAGCTTTCAGACGTGGAATCTTCGGGTACAGCCGCATTTCTTCCTCTAGCCTTGCTAGAGTCTTACGGCTTAGTTCCTGTTTTTTTCTAGCCAATTTTACATCCCCCACCAAATCTTACTAAGCAACACTAGCAACAACGAAAATGCTATAATTGCCAGCGCAAGTAATATCAAGACAATTATAGTACCGAATAAAGCTGCCAAGATGTTGAATATTTTATCTTTCATTCGATTACCTTAATCCCAATCTCTTCCAATTCTTGATTTTTCAGTATCGTCGAATATGCCGATAAATCCATCTGTTGCGACAATTCTTATTTCAATTGATGGGTCACCGTCATCTTCTGTAAATACAACAGGATCTCCCACGTATACGCCATTTTCTCTTTGCTGATTATCTACATATATGCCAAGCACTCTTGACAGATCATCAGATTGCAATTGTTCTTTAGAATATTCTAGTGCTTTTATAAAATCACTAATTTTTGTTATTTTCATTTGATTACCTCCTTAAACACCAAAGTGCCTTGAGCTGCCTCTGTATCAAAGTGTCGCAGCCCAACTGATTCATTTGTTTCAATCAATTTGATCTCAGCCATTTTGATTTTGCAGTGCTTGTCATACTTTGCCAAAAATCGTTTGATCTCAGGAATTGTATTAAAATACCACTCATTCCCATTCCAGATAACTTCGTCAAAATCACTGAAATGATATTCAAAAGCTACTTTATACTTCCTGCCTTCTTTGATGTCGCTCATTCTTTCACCTCCGCTTTTACAGCTTCCATCAGTGCCTCTTGCACTGTAATTTTTATATGTCCTCCCTAATCTCAATTTCCACACGTGGATTCAATGAGTATCGTTTTTTAGAACTCAATTCACTGATCTGATTGTCATCTTCATATGCGTGACCATTAATTGAATCAAGCACTGACTTCTCAAGATTATCTAAGTCAGGCTTTTTGACAACAATTATAGTTTCATCTTCAAGTGCCTGTTTATTTTTCTTAACTTTAGATATTGCCAAAGGTGGTTTGATGAAAAATATCAATTCCACTTTTAAAGCAACCCCTGCATCAAACTTATCTAATCCATACGTCAACCATTCTTTTAGAAACTTCTTTTTCCATGCCGTGTATTCTTTTGGCATGTATGGCCTACCTTGCCTAGTAAACCTAGGTCTTGGAGATGGATAAGGATCTAGATTAATTACTACCATTAAACTTCTCCAATGCATTTTCTAGAATTAGGACTTTTAAATCTTTTTCAAAATGATTTAGAAAACATGGTTTTTTCAAGGATTCATTTGCCGCAATGTAAGCCAATAAGTACGCTAACATAGAGTGATTATCTCCTGTTTCATATTCAACTGATAAGGGTTCAAACTTTTCTTCTGTTTCCTCATAAGTGAATGTGATATTGATTTGTTTAGGCATTTTCAACCTCCAGCAACTTCCCACATCTAACAGCTAATGCTGCAGCACTGTCAGATATTTTCGTCCAATCATTTGCCAATCGCAAAAGTGGCGACTGGTTTTGATCAGTGTTAAATTTATTGAGTAAATCCTCAAAATTGAAATCAGGCATTTTTCATATCCTTCCATAATTCATCTAGCCATTCAAGCAACATACTAGCTTGTTTCATAGCCAACTTTTCATTGTTGTATTTCTTAGTGAACTCCTCAAGCGATTTCACAACCCAGTTCCAAAACTCATCTGTCATGAAACCAAGTTTCGCAGCTTGATTGTTACACTCGTATATCCAGTTTTCTACATCGGCAAAAAATTGTTTATAGTCCATAATCAACACCATGCCATCTACTGGTACGGGTATCATAGATAATCAATCCTTGTTTTTCAGCAAGATTAAACAAGTAATTTTTCATGTCATTACTTTGTTTCATTTTTTCCATAATGAAATCTAATACCGGATATACCTGAAGAGAACCTCGCTCTATTCCGTTGTATTCTTTTAAAGAACTTTTACGAGGTGGCATATTATCTATACCCATATCTATAAACATATTCCGTCTTACTACAACATGAGTTTTTGATTTACTTGAAAACCTAACTAATTCAAAGTCTTCTAAACCAAAATTACAACCTTGAAAATAATTAAATTCTTTATCAGCTACCAGATAACTTTTTATAATTACACCGGATCTAATCGCCCATTTTAATACAACATAAGCTAATTGCGGAGAATAGCCAATCATTTCGATCGCTTTATCCTTTTCGATAGGCGGAATGCTCAAAAAGTAATTTATAAAATATTGACTATTAGTCTTACCGTAAATTCCAACATCGCTTTTTTTACTTCTTTTTTTTTCGCATATAATCTAACCTCATATTTTTAATTTTCATGCCCCAACCACCTCCCTCACGTCCTGTCAGAATTGATTGACTTGTATAATTTTTTGGCAGTGTAACGTCTGCCCAAAATAATTTACTTGTCAATTCTATTCCCTAACTCTTGTAGAGTAGCTATAAAGCCTTTTTGACACCTGTCAGACTGTCAGTTTTTAGTTAAATTGACAGGTGTTTTGGGTGTCACTTTCAGGCACATTGACAGACTGACACCCCCTGTCAGTTTTTAGTTAAATTGACAGTTTGATAGGCATACACTTTTTTAGTTATTCTTTATTTTTTTCTACAAAAGATACTATGCCTTTGCTATCAATTTTCAAAATATCCTGATTATCAATCCAATTTTTTACAGTATTTCTAGACTTGCCAAAATAGTCTACTAATTCACCAATCCGTAACTCGCCTTTACTTTCTATATCCAAAGTAGTGAATGCAGATATAAGATTTTCAGTATTTTTCTTAGCTCGTTCAGCTTTTTTTTCTTCAGAGTTTTTGGAATTACCGCCATTTGCTGCTCCACGCTTATAGGCAGGTTCACTACCAACTGGCTCAAGGTCTTTCAGCACTCCTGCATCATCAGAATAATGTAGCGGATAATTAAACCAAAGATTGACAGAATCAAACTTTGGAAACTCTCGGAGTGTTCCTTCAAGCCGCCACGCTGTCATGAGATCAACACGCTTGCTAAGTGGTCCTAATTCAAATCCTGCAATACGTTCAGCGCGTTCAGTCCCTAGTGCCTCTGTAAGATGCTTGCGCATTTCAGAGGCTGATAAGAAATCATCTTGACCAATTTCAGGAAAGTAAGCAGGTTTTTCATCACGGATAATATCGGCATAGAATTTAGCTGTAGCCCTATTTTTCTGCTGATCACGTAAAGATTTTGTGACGTCTAACTCTATCAAGTCTAAGATGGCATCAGGGTCACGTGCAAACACGCCTGAACCACTTGAGCGGTCCATTGATGATTTACCACCCTGTGCCCCCTTCGAGTGGTGATGACAGTAGATAACTGACGTGCCTAATTCCATGGCTACCTTATCGAAGTTGTTCGTAAACTTGGCCATTTGTTCAGCATCATTTTCAGAACCTGTCAATACTTTATAGATAGGGTCAATGATTACAGCGTCAAACTTCTCTTTCTGAGCACGTCTAATCAACTTCGGTGTGAGCTTGTCCATTGGGATAGAGTGCCCCCGCATGTTCCAAATGCTGATATTTTCCAAATGTTTTGGAGGGATCCCCATAGCTTGATAGATATCCTTGAAACGCTTGTAAGCAGACGGCCGGTCCAACTCCATGTTGAGATATAGAACTTTTCCCATTTCGCAATTGAAGCCAAACCATGGAATACCTTCAGCGATTGATATCGTCATCTCCATAAGTGCAAATGACTTACCAGCCTTAGATGGTCCAGCAATTAACATCTTATGTCCACGTCTGAGAACTCCATCAATCAAGACTGGTGCAAGCGGTGGATCTTCCTTGAACATCTCGGACAAACTCTCAAACTCTGGCAAGTCGTCGTTCAAATCTTCAATCCAAGTCTGCCATTCTTCCCAGTTTGCCTTACCAATGTTGGTGTCAATGAGAAATTGCTTGTGGTCACCACGGATCACACCAGGCATTCGAGATAGACGAGATGGATTTTTATTCTGACCATCAACTTGTAGACCATTCTTATTACATATTTTATAGAGGTACTCAACACGATCCCGATACTCGTTTTTATCTTTTGCTTCGACTTTGACGATTGCATGGACTGACTTACTTCCCGAATAGACTAATGCTGCTATTGGTAACTCAAGCTCACGCATGACTGCGTTTTGTTTTTCAATAGATAAATTATCAGATTCTACTAAGGCATATTTGAATTCTTTGACATTATCATTCTTAACGCCTTTTCCATCAAGCGGATTGAAACGAATCCATGCGCCTGCCGAATGATTATAGTCTCCTACAACCCAACCAATATCCTTACTTTCTGAGTACTTATCAAGTTCGTTAAGAAGCTGCTCAGCTGTTTTTGAATAAATACCTGATCCACTAACAGAATATTTACCATCTTCTTTTTGCCACGAATCCACAACATAACTTACGTAATCGTCATTTGCAAAAAGCGTTTTGATGTATGTTTTAAGCTGTTTGACAGGATCCCAATTGTTATCAGGCTCATGGATTTCTTTACCTTCGATCCACGATTTATCAACAATTTTATAATTTCCTGTACTTTCATAGCTTATTTCATCATCCCAACCGAAGGTCTGCATGCCATCACCATCATATTGGCGAGGTGTCCACCCATTTTCTTTAGCCTTCATCGTGATGAAAGCGCCAGTTACTGGCGTATCTTTACTATGACCAAGTGACTGCCATTTGCTCTCCATCTCACGTGGATTGTATCTGCTATCTTGTTGTGACCAAGTGTCCCACACGTCGAACCCATAGCCTTCCTGTTTTAAGGCCATGCCCACCGACACCCAGTCTAAGTAATTCAACTCTGTCGGTGGTATGAATTCGAGTAGTGGGATCAAGTCAAATTTATCTTCCATTAGTTTTATGTTCCTTTATATTCACTAGGTACAATGCCGGCAGGGATCCGCCAGCCATTCCCAGCAATCCTGTCAATTAACCTTATAGCACTATCAAAATTCCAAGTCCCGACATGCTGGAAACCTCGACTTTCTAAAAATCGTATCTGCTTGGGTGTTGTAAGACCAGCCATTTTGCGCTTATTCAGCTTATCAAGCAGCACAGTGGCCTTGCCAGCATTTTCAATTTCCTCAGGGAAGATTCCAAATTTTTCAAGTGCGGCAACTTGTTTATCTGAAGCTGGTGCCATTTCCCATCCAAATGAAGGTGCATAGTTCATCAAGTCTTCTGACTGGATAGACATCTCGAATTGCAACGGATCTACAAGTTTACGCTTACGTTTCTTCATCTCTGCCAATTTCTCAGCAAGCGAATTCTCACGATCCTGAACGACTTCACTCTCTGCAACTTCAGCAATTTCTTCTAAATCAAATAACGCTGGCTGTTCTTCTTCGTCAAGTTCTGCCATTTTTTCGGTCATTTTGGCAGCAATCTCATCATCTTTGGCAATCAAATTTGCAGGATGGACTAGCTCGTGGCGCTCTGTGTGCCAAAGAAAATCAAGAATTAAACAATCTTCCTTGCCGTCTGCAAGCCGAAGGCCTCGACCGATACATTGAACATATAATGGTCTTGACTTAGTAGGCCTAAGCATGATGACACAATCAACTTCTGGCGAGTCCCAGCCTTCAGTAAGCAACATTGAATTACAGAGTACGTTGTACTTGCCTGCATCAAAGTCTGCTAATATTTCAGCACGATCTTTTGACTCTCCATTTACCTCGGCAGCTCTAAATCCTTTTTGATTGAGAATGTCACGGAATTTCTTAGACGTTGCGACTAGTGGTAAGAAAATGACAGTCTTACGATTACTACAATACTTAACCATTTCGTCAGCTATCTGATAAAGATACGGATCAAGTGCGCTACCAACTTCACTAGCCTTGAAATCACCAGCAGTCATTGAAACGCCTGACAAATCTATTTTCAGTGGAATAGTCAAGGCTTTCATTGGTGATAAGTAACCATTTTTGATTGCATCAGGTAGAGAATACTCATAGGCCAATGAGTCAAAATACTGCCCTAGATTTTTCTTATCTGTCCTATCTGCGGTAGCTGTAACACCTAAGACTTTAGCGCTACTAAAGTAGTCAAGTACTGATTGATAGCTACTGGCCATGATGTGATGGGCCTCATCAACTATGATTGTGTCGTAGTGATCAGGTTTAAAACGCTTCAAACGTTTCTCACGCATGAGAGTCTGCACGCTCCCGACTGTGACACGGAAAAAGGAATTTTCTGCGGTATCGTCTGCTTTCTCTACTGCCGTTTTCAATCCTGTTACCTTGAAAAGTTTATCAGCAGCTTGATCAAGTAATTCGCCACGATGTGCCATGATTAGCACACGCTCGCCTTTGCTAACAAGTGTCTTGGTTAGGTCTGAAAATGTTACAGTCTTACCTAGGCCAGTAGGTAGTACCAGCAACGTTTTATTATTGCCATTTTCCCATTCTTCTTGAATATGCTTGTTAGCCTCAATCTGATAAGGACGTAGCTCCATCTTCTATCTCCTCTAGTTCTAAAGACATTTGTGGATCAGCTTCTTTTTCTAATTCATAAGCCTTTGCTTCAGCAGCATTATAGTCTTCATCAAAATCAAACTTGACTGTGACCATGTAATCTTTTTCTTTGTATGAAAAATCCTGACCAATACTTACAAGCCATTTTGAAAATTCCTTGACAGCTTCAGATGATTGAAACTTAAATTTTCCAGTAAGATTTTTTTCAGCAAGCATAATTATTACCCTCCGAAGTTATAGCCACCAGTTGGCGGTGTTTGTGGTTGTTGAGGAGTTGCACCAGGGAAAGGTGTAACTGGTGGTTGTTGATTTGCCTGCGGTTGTGGTGGTGTTGTTTGTTGGTAATTTTGTTGAGGTGCTTGATAGTTCGCTTCTTCTGGTTCAAGGTAACGATCAACACGATTATTTTGTTTATCTTCTCCAGTTTTTTTATCTTTATAAGGATTAACAATTAGTTTGAGCTTGCCTCGTGCTCCCAACAACGCTTGCCAATTAGGACGAAGTGTTTCTCCTTTTTTCTGTTGCCCAATCGAAACAAAGAATTGTGAAAGTTTCCATTTCATTTTTCCATACATCAAGAATTGTTCTTTAAGAGTTGTTTCATCCCCATTTGGAGCAGTCACTTTCACACTAATAATTGCCATGTTACATGCTGGAGCTTTACTATCAGGTTTAGGTGTGTAACTACTACGTTCAAAATTAGTAACAATAAATGGATATTCTCCTTCTGGCAGAAGCGTATAATTCCCGCCCTCGCTATATTCAATTTCATCATCCCAGCCGAATGCGGCCATCTCATCAACTGTATTGTTCATGTTTTATCTCTCCTTTTTTTAAAAGCCTCTTTTGGCTGTAATTTGGGCAAAGATGTTCGCCCATTGTGCAACAAGTCCACCTTGCACTAAATCAGATGGATAATCTTTGACTGCTACCTCTGCAGGCATAAACCCTTTTTCAACGACAACTGCCTTGACTTCATCTTCTGTCACGCCATTTGCGGTCATAAGCTGCGCAAGTTGTGGATCAATACCTGGATCAAGCACAATTGGATCACGTCCAAAGTTTGGTGCAGGTTGTGCAGCTGCTACAGGTTGTGTTGTGTTAGCTTGATTTATCGGCAATAATTCTGTTTGCTCTGGTTCAATCGGTGGTTGAATTGACGGTTGAGGTACAACAGTATCAGTTTGCTGTGGTGCTACTGGTTGTGCAGATGCTGTATTGAAAATATGTGCAATAGTGCCAAACTCAAATGGTAACTTGTCAGGTAGGCCATGTCGATTTTTAGCATCCCACCCTGGATAATGTGTCGCATACATAACCCTATGACCACCAGTTGCCTTTTTGGATTTGGTTTTTTCGTCAGTCAGAACTGTCATTTCATAGTTAGCGAATAGCACCATGTCAGCCCATTCTTTAACGATAGCCCCAGTTTTATCTTCCATTTTGAGTTGATACCGATCAAATGCTCCCATCTGATCAGGCTCTTCTTTCTTCTTCAATTTTGCATGGGCAGTAAGCACTACATTAATGCCAAGCTCTACTAAGTCAGATAATTTGTTGATAAGTAATCCAAACTCTTTTTCTAAGGCGACGTATTTAGCACCGTAATCATTATTACTATCAGTCCATTTACCAAGAACTGCTAAGTGCTCTTTACAAATTCGTTCAGCCCAGTCTGCACTATCAATAATAAGCGTGCTACAAATTCGACTTTGCTTAACGTAGTTCACTTCATCTAATAACATTTGCCAGCTATTCGGATTATCAAGACGTTGGACGTTCATGTTTGATGTAGACCCTTCCGTGTCGATAAAGACAGGGTTAGGGAACTGTGATGCAAACGTTGACTTACCAATTCCCTCCACACCATACAGCACAACTTTTTGAGCGGTAGCTGTTGGACCGCTTGTGATATTAAATACCATTTGATTTCTCCTTAAAATTGATATTTAGGTGCTTCCACTGCTGCTTGAGGCACTTCTTCGCTATAGCCATCAGTAATGATAATAGAGCACTCATCACCAGTAGACACCCGAGTGGCGATAATTTGTAGTTGTTCTGTCTCAGCCCATTGACCAAACTCCGTCAATGTTTCAAGGTCGAACTGTTCCAACTTATCTACTAGGATAAAGCCGCATTCGGGATTGAGCTTGCGGACAATTGCAGTCGATACTTTCAACTGTTCAGCGCCTGACATGTTATCCCATTTTTGACCGTTATAAAGCAGCTCACCTTCAGCAACTGATAACCCTGGTAGTGGTAAGTCAGCATCATCAAGCAGCTTAGTTTTTTCAAGCCTGATACCCTCAATCTCAGTTGTCAGACCATCATACTGGTCTTTGTAATTTTGAGCATCTTCATTGGCTTTATCTTTATCAAGGTTGGCCCTAACTTTAAGATTAATCTGTTCGACTTGTGCAATATTTTGTTCAAGCTGCTCAGTTGATTCATCAATCAAGTCCATTGCAGATTTTTCAGCTATCTCAAGCTTAGCTTCAATGTCAGCACGTTCTGCAATCAAGCGATCAATTTCTGTATCAAGATTATCTTTCAGCTGTGCTAACTGGTCACGTTGTGATCTCAGACGTGCATTTTCGCCATTCTTGGCCAAGATTGTCTGTTGTTGTGTGATAAGCTCAGATACGCTCACAAGGTCTTTGGGTGCATCAGGATAATAGACCTGTTCGGCAGCAAACTTTTTCTTTTGATCAGCAATCTGACCAATCGTAGTTCGCTGGTTATACTTTTCATTTTCCTGTTGCTCAAGCACGGCCAACTGCTCACCAACTCCAATAATTTGAAGCAACGTTTTAGCCTTTTCTGAGTTATTAGCCTCAATGAACTTAGGTAAGTTGATAGAGAACTCCTCTACGAAGCTATTTAATAGCTGTTGACCTGCTTTGTTTCCACTGGGGTCAATTACCTTCAAGTCACTGTTTTTGCCATCACGACGAATTTCAAGACCATTGTCTAGAACAATATGCAAGTTAGGTGGCAATACACTGCCCTCACGTTGTGCCTGACTAGGCTTGTATTTATTGCCACCTAATGCCCAAGCAATTGAGTCCAAGATTGATGTCTTGCCTTGACCATTACGGCCTCCGATTATCGTCAAGCCGTTCGCTGTCGGTTCGAGTTTGACAGCTTTGACACGCTTGACGTTTTCTATTTCTAGTTTGTTAATTTTTACCATTTCAATCCCTTTCATATTCGAAAAACTCATTCGGAGTAACTCTGAAATACTTACATAATGTATCAATCGTTTTAAGATCGTATCTTTTTTCACGCCGATTTTTTATAGTGGTAAGTGTTGTTCTTGATAGACCAGTTGAATTGCTAACATCTGATATGCTTACCATACGTTCAGCCATTAATATCCACAGTCAATTTTCACTCAATACCCCCAAACCTGTGTAGCGGTCTCAAGCATCTCGTAACGTGCCAATTTCGCTTTCAGACGTTCATTTTCAGCTTCAAGTTGACCACAGTACAAATCTAGATCTCTGAAAGCTAATCTCATTTGCTTAGCTTCGACTTGCAGCCGTTTGATCTCACGACTTTGACCTTCGTTATTTGCCAACAATTTTGCGTGTTGGCTTACTTCAAATTGTGTCATTTGATTCCTTTCTAGTAATCAACCCATAACATATTTTTTTCCGCTTCAGCACTTATCCATGCGCTATAAATTTTACGGTTGATATAAACTTCTTGGCGATTGACTTTAGCATATCCATTCTTAAATTCAGAATCTCCAGCGGTCATGGCTTTCATTCTAGTCTGATAGGCTGTTTCACCAAGGTCAAATTCTTCTTTGAATTTCTTTTTAGATATCCAATTTCCATCAGATAAATCAAGTGCCATATAATCCTACTTTCTGTGGTATAATTTGTGTATATTAGTTTTTAGTGAGCGCTTTCCAGAGCGCTTTTTTGTTACCTGAATTCATCTAAGCTGATATCAAGTGCATCAGCTATCTTGACCATCAGCTCAAAACTGGGACTTTTAGATTTTCCAGTCTTTAATGACGATAAGGCTTGATGACTAACTCCAGCCAATTTTGACAATCTATAAACAGATATGCCTTTTTCCTTTAGTTTACTTTCAACCTTCGACCACAACATATAGTGTCTCCTTTTTGATTGTTAGCGTTTTCTGTCACAATATATAGTAAAATATAGTTGCGTAATTTTAAGATAACTGATATAATATATTTGAATAATGAACATACCAACTGAGCTTTATTCAAAATACTAATAGAAAGGAGAATCATATGAGTACTCATACTACTGGAGAAAAACCAGGTAAAGGTGCATACACTTGCAAAGCCTGCGGACAAGTTGTTGTTCTTGATGACACAAACGATGTTTTACCACCATGTCCTAAGTGTTCTAAAACAACGTTCAAAAAATAAACTTTGTTTAGCCATCTTATTTTAGATGGTTTTTTGTACCTAGTTTTTCCATGGCGTATCTAAAACGATGCGTCTTTTTGCTATGCAAAAGCACCATTTAAATAGATTGATCTGAATCCAAGATTCCACACGATTTTCAATTTTTCCGTTAGGCATTTCAGCCCCATAATTAGTAATATAATGATGTAACATTTTTTATCTCCTTTCTAACGCAGCTTGAAATCATCAATGATTTTCAAGATAATTTTATGAGCCTGCGGTGTGCGAAGACGTCCACTTAAAGTGTCAATCATGACATTTTTAGCAACATCATACTTTGCTGCCAAACTCATTTTTTCAATTCCATTTGTGGTAATGAACTCATTTACCAAGTTCAATCCATGGTCATCTACTGGCATATTATGCCTCCTTCCTAGCCCATCAGGACTTTTTTTATTTCTCAACTCAATTAAGCGAGGACACTTTCACGGCTATTGCCAACCTCTTGACCTCTCATGTTGGGTAGTCTTTATCATGCCCTAGAGATAGCTATATTATTAAGTTAAGATTTTGTATAAGAAAAAGTTAGTTTTTTAGAATATTATCTATTGACTTTTGTTGTCTAATAGCCTACAATAAAGGCATAGTTAAAACACCTAAATAAAGCTTTATAAACATTCTTGGCGGGACGTTCAAAGTGCTTTTTATAGGGCTATTTATATACTTAATTAATAACTTTATCTTACAAAAATAATTATAGCTTATTAGCCTACATTTGTCAACTACTTTGTAGCCAATAACCAATATTTATTTTTCTTGTACTTTTTGAAAGGTAGAATAAATGAATTTGTACGAAAGAATACAAGAGCTAGCAAAGTCTAAAAACATCTCTATTAGGCAACTGGAAGAGAAACTTGGCTTGGCAAATGCTACCATCAGAAGATGGGGAATTCAAAATCCAGGCATTGACAAAGTACAAGCTGTTGCAAAATTCTTTCATGTAAGTGTAGATTATCTATTAGGTAATGAAGAAATTGAGCACCCTCAATTCTCTCCTGAGCTTCTTGACGCTATCGATAATGCTGAAGGTTTTTCTGGACAACCCTTGGATGACCATGATAAAGAAATCATAAAAGGGTTGTTGGCAGCTTACATCGCAGGGAAAAATAAATAATTTAGGAGAATATATGGACTATCACGATATTTTACGTGAAACAGGTATAGTCTTAATATGGGCTCCTGAATTACATGACAAAGGCTTGTACGTTCCCTATGCAGAAGAATGTGGCTCTGATAATGGTATTATCTTTGTAGATTCTACACTCAGTGAAGATGAAACAGAATGTGCCATACTGCATGAATGTGGTCATAAAATAAAAGGGCACACTCTTTCAAAACTGAGTGCACCACAATTACATATTATTAACGAAGCTAAAGCTAACCGTTTTATGATTAGCTGCAAGGCTAAAGATTATTTAGAGGAAATAGATTACCACATCTACTATTACACTCCTGAGCGGTTCTTGAATCGATTTAAACTGTCTGTAGAAAAATTCTACGATGTGGCTGAGCAAGAAATGGAAAAGATAGCTTTTGAGTATAGAACTCAATTAATATTTTAGTGGTACTGTGCAAGCTAGATACACGTTAAAAGCTAAGCAGGAGGAGGAACAATATGAAAAAATTAAAGTTGGTAGGGATTTTATTTTTAGGATCGCTATTTTTAGCGGCTTGTTCAGGCGCAAATAACGATGCCAAAATAAACAAATTAAAAACAGAAAACACTTCTCTGAAAAAAGAGATAACTGAACTGAAAAGAAAGATACCAGAATCCACCGCTGATAGCGACAAAAAAGAAAGTAGCGCCGACCCCGCCAAAGAAGTCTACGGACTTAATGAAGAGGCGTTCATTATCAAAAGTTCTAGTAATGAAAAAATGTACGGACTGAAAATTATTAAAGCAACGACGGCACTAGAAGATAACAGTGATCTTTATACAGATGGTAAACCAGAGAATACAGTACAAGTAACTTACGAGTATACAAACTACAAGATGCCTAAACCTATGATGATTTTGTCGCAATATCTGAGCGCTTACGATACTAAAAACGTCGCTGGAAAAGGCAAAGGACTCATGGATGGACAAACTAACGTAACTGAAGGAAAAACTTCACAGACTACGACTTGGTTTGTAATGAACGAAAAAATGACAGATAAAAAAGAAATTGAAATTGAATATGCAAATGATTATTCTCAAGGATTTCAAGGCTCTCGGAAATTTATCGTCCCTCTTGAGCACTAACAATAAAGTTCACGCGCATTTGAATGTTAAATTCGATGACTTGCAATGCTGCCGAGAATGAAATCGTAATTTAAAACAAAAAAACGCCACTCACTCCCTCGCCAAAGATTGTGAGTAACGCTTACCAAAATATAGTAAACAATACTGGAATACAGTAGATTTTACTATACCCATTTTACCACAGAAAGGGGCATAAGCCAATGTGGATAGAACAAAAACCAAATGGGAAATTCCTTTTCCGAGAAAAGTATCGTGACCAATTAACTGGAAAACAAAAAATTATATCTGTAACTCTTGATAAAGATACACGAATCACTCGTTCTCAGGCTCAAAAAATTCTGTTAACTAAAATTTCAAAAAGCCAACATCACGCATCAAATGCTATAAGCCCTATAGTATTTTCTGATCTGGTATCGGAGTGGTTTCAATTGTATACCAAACAAGTCCGTAGCTCAACAGCATATACAGTAAAAGGGAATGTAAAGCTCATATTGGAAATGGTAGACCCCGATATACTCGTTTCAAAGATAACAACTAGTTATATCAGATCAAAATTTGAAACCGTAATGTTCGGTGATCGAAATATCTCAACTACCTATGCACGATCTATAAGAACAAGATTGAAGTCAATTTTCCAATATGCTTGCGAACATGGCTATCTAACAGAAAATCCGATAAACAATTTTAGACTGCCAAAGAAGAAAGAAAATGTAAAACAGATTTCTGAATTTTTTCTTGAAGAAGATGAATTAAATAAAGTAATGAATTATCTTGAGACTCATAATACAAGATATTGGTTATTTTGCGAATGGTTATATTTAAATGGGTTAAGATATTCTGAAGCAGCGGGAATGCTTAAAAAAGATGTTATAATCAGCGAAGATAGAAACTTCTGTAAAGTTACTGGAGCGCTAGATTATGCAGGTAAAAAAGCAGACGAAATTAAAAAAATCAATCAGACTAAGACAACTGCAAGCTTAAGAGAAGTTGATTTAAATTCAAAAGCGGTAGAGATTTATACTAAAGCTTGCGACCTGTCATTAAATTCTGAATACATCTTTTCGACTTCGACAGGTACACCAATTCATATATCTGCCATTGACACCTTTTTAAGGGAACATAAAGAGAGAATGGGCATTGATAAAAACAAAAAACTATCAAGTCATATTTTCAGACATACTCACATTTCTAAATTAGCTGAACTTGAAGTACCATTACATATCATACAAAGACGTGTTGGACACCAGAATGAATCAGTGACCAGGGACATCTATTTGCATATCACTTCACGGGCTAAAGATAAAACAAAAAAGCTATTAGAGATGATCTAATAGCTTTTAATTGGCACACTTTTGGCACACCAAATCAAATATGTCTCAATTTAATAGCGTAAAAACCTTATTATATAAGAGTTTTCATTAAGAACTACTCAAACACAAATTGATTGTGGTAGAGTTCTGCATAGAAACCGTTTGGTACATGCAAGAGTTCATGGTGGCTGCCTTCTTCAATGACAACACCATCTTTTAACACGACAATCTTATCTGCGTTCAAAATCGTTTTAAGGCGATGGGCAATGACAAATGATGTCCGTCCAGCGATCGCTGCTTCCATGGCCCACTGAATTTGTTGCTCAGTTACGGTATCGACATTTGACGTTGCTTCATCCAAAATCAAAAGTTTTGGATTGGTCAAAATCGTCCGTGCAATGGAAATCTGCTGTTTTTGACCTGTTGAGAAGACATTTTCGTCATCATCAACAATCGTGTCATATTTATCAGGTAGGCTATCAATAAACTCATGTATATGCGTTGTTTTGGCTGCTGTGATGATTTCCTCATCAGTTGCATCAAAGCCAAACTTAATATTATCCTTGATTGTCCCGCTAAACAAAACTGAGTCTTGCAGGACAATCCCGACGCCACGGCGCAGTGAGTCCAAGTCCATATCACGGATATCAACGCCGTCAAATTTAATGCTACCATTGTCCACGTCATAAAAGCGGTTCATCAAGTTCATGATGGTTGTTTTACCTGAACCTGTCGGACCAACAACGGCGACCATTTGGCCTTTTTTAACGTTGATGCTGACATCTTTAAGGATGGGTTTACCTGGTAGATAGCTAAAGTCAAGATGCTCAATCTGAACACCGTCTTTGATTCCGTCGAAGATGACCCCGTTTTCCGGGCGGACTTCTTCTGGTTCATCAAACATCTCCTGCAAGCGACGTGCGCCTGTGACTGCCATTTGGAGCTGTGCAAATGACGATGAAATTTGCATCACAGGTTGGTAGTATTGTTGTGAATATTGCACGAACATCACGACCAAGCCAAGTGCTGCTGCAGTTGACATGGATTTATCATTCAGGGCAATCATCGATCCTGCAAAAATAACGATGGCCAGATTGACAAAGCTCATGCCATTCATAACTGGCATCAACATACCTGAATAGACTTGACCTTTAAAGGTCGCTTGGCGGACTTTGTCATTTTGTTTGACAAAACCGTCAATGGCATCTTGTTCTAAGCCCTCAACGATGATCACTTTTTGACCTGAAATTTTCTCATCCATGTAGGCGTTAAGTTTACCAACTTCATCTTGTTGCAAGTCGATATATTTCTTGGCTTGACGGATGATGATCACAACTAGTAAAATGGCTACTGGCGTCGAGGCAATCGTGACCCACGCAAGCGAGACATTTTGACGGAACATCATGATAATAACACCGATAAACATGGCAACCTGTGTCGCGACAAGGGCGAGAGATTGGTTAAGCGAGTTTTGGATGTTATCCAAGTCTGATGTGAAACGGCTAAGGATATCGCCATCTTGATGACGGTCAAAGAATGAAATCGTCAAACGCTCAAGTTTACCGAACAAGCCCTTACGCATTGAGTTGGTCGCATGAGAGACGATCCGGCCAAAGAGAACTTCATACATCAGCATGGCAATGGTCATGAAGACATATGAGAGTAACAACTTCCACATGATGCTGAAAAAGACTGTTTTTTCAGGTGTGTGTTTGGCCAAGTCAACCAAGGCTGTCACATTGGTCGGCATACCATTTTTAGTCAATTCCCCAAGCATAGCTTGTGGCAATTCTGCCGGAACATGACCGTTAAAGGATGCGACTATTTTTTCAGCGCCTTGGTGTTTGAAATAAGCTGTGACCCATTCAGCGAGCTGTGTTAAAGCATCACCGATAAAGACTGGGACTTTCACCTGTAAATATGTGGCGATGATGATCGTCAACGTAATGACTAAAAGTGAGATTTTGAATTTCTTGAAATAGTTCCAGAAAAACTTGATTGCTTTACTATATTCTTTCAT